AACAGGGCGTTCAGGCCGGGCAGCAGCTCTTTAAGTAGTTGTGCGCGTGAAATAGCCATTATTTATGCTCCTTATGTACTAGTGCCGCCAGTGGCGGAATAGTAACCGTGCAGACCTTGGTTCAACTTAACCAAGACTTCTGGGTACTGGGTGAATATAATTGTTGAACTTGCAACGAATGCTGTTGCAGGAGGCTGATTTAACACAACAGTTGTTGCGCCAACAGAAGCAGCGGTATCAACAAACACACCTGAAGCAATAACCTGACCATTAGACGCCAGTGAAGCATCGTACGTTCCAACAGGAAGAGCGGTAGTTAACGCAGTCACAGTAATCGTGTTGGTAGAGATACTTGCAAAAGTTGTAGTACCCAACGAAACGGCTGTGTCTGGCACAACGCCAACGATACGCAAAGGCAAAGTTGTGGTTACTGGAGTGTCAACAGGAGCCAAAACAGCGTTAGCCGAATTGCCCGTATTGGTGCTACCAGTGTTATTAATTGCCGATACGTTACAGCCAACCATTGCGTTAGCAGCGGAAGCCATAACTACGCCAGAAGAGCAAACAGCCGCTTTAAATACAGCATCTGGATCATCAGATACGTATGCTTGGCAGTCACCAGCCAAAGTGCTAGCAGGCCAATATTGGCTAAACTGCTTCTGCTTAGTAACAGGGCTAGTGAAAGTACAACCCAAGAAAATACCAACGGTCTGATTTAGACCTGTGCCAGTAGATACTGAAGCACGGGTTAGTTGACCACGATTAAGTACAACAAAATCGCCATAGAAAATGTCGGTTGCGTAACCGTAAACGATGGGGTACATGCGGGTAGAACCTGCAAATACCTGACCACCGATCAAATTCGCTGGCTGTAGGCCGTAAGGCTTGTCTACAACAGGATATGCCATAATTTGCTCCGAAAAGTTAAGAATTACTTGCCTTTGCCAAAGCTAACCTCAGTCTTCCGCTCATTGAACAGAGGCATGCGAGGATCGTTCTGGCGCATCAAATTGTTGTCAACAGCCTCAATCTGATTGTCAGTTTGTCTTTGATAATGAGCGTTACGCTGCTCAACAAACTCGATTGGGGTCTTGCATAACAACAATCCACCGACCTCAATATTGTCCTTAAAGCGACTATTGGGATCAGCTAGCAGTTGAAATTTTGGTTGTTCGGCCAACGTGACAGGCTCCCAGCCTTCCCGCAGTTTTGCAGAAATGTTGCGTGGGTCAGCAGTGTTCAACGTTGAAACACGAATCCATCTGTACGCATAACCGGGTTGCTTATCTGGTTCAGGGAGAAGCTCAGGTGGTGCCCACTGCTTTGGGCGTTCCTGCACGGCACGGGTTTCGAGTTCACGATTAAGTTTGTTTTCAGCCATTTTTGGCCTCCATTTTCATTTTCTCACGGACATATTGCTCAGGACTTAACCCAAGCCGCTTGGCGATATTTATTTCCGACTGTTTCAGCACAACCTTTTTGGAGCCCGTGCTTCGGGTCGCCGGTGCCACGACCGTAGAAGATCTTTCTGTACGCTGCGGTTTTGTGCGCTGCGTTTCATCTTGCTTGTCGTCCTCAAAATAATCTGAGAAGCGACGGCGCATGGTCTCATCAACCTTCGCCCAATACTCGTCAGTGCTGGGGTAACTTGCCCCATACTGATTAACCAGCTTTTGATGCAAGCCAAGTGCAAGGCTGGTCATTTCCTCGTCCTTACCGAACCATGTATTGCGCTCTTGCCACGCAACAGCCCGTTGGTCAGGACGAGGCACTTGGACTTCAGGTCTAGCTTGTACATCATCTTCATCTTGTTGTAAAGACGGAACATAATCTTGCGCTTTTTGTAACTTAAATTGCGCTGAGTTCAGCTTTTTCTGAGCACTGATAATAGCGTCAGAGTCGCCCATATCATAAGCATCTTTATAAGCCTTTTCAGCAGCACTCAACTCAAGCTCTGCCGCGCCTTTATATGTATCAAGGAAAGATCGTTCTCCCTCAGAGATCCTAGATTTGAGACGCTTGTTCTCATCTAATACTCTTTGGGTAAGATCTTCAGCAGCTTGCCGCTCTCGCAAAGCTTGGTCTTTATCACGACGCTCATCGTGATATACCTTCTTCATCTGCTTGAGTTTGATTTTGACATTCTCGGAATATTCTTCCAGCTCGTCATTATCTAACTCTTCCACCATTTCTTTCGGAAGTGGTGTGCGATTACGGTCTGCTGCGGGCGTATCGTCTTCTATTTCAAACTCAAAATTATCTTCAGATGCGTTTGATTTAGTTTCCTTCTTTTCATCCGGAAACTCAAACTCGTCCATTTTTTGTGCCATTTGTTTCTCCTTTATGCGCGGCTAATTCCGCGTGGGTCTTGGACCACAGCTTCAACCGTATCGTCATTGATCAAACGGAATTCACTTCCGTGGATCTTTAAACGGGTGCCTGAGTTTGGGCGAGCGAGAATAAAATCGCCCTCTTTGCACCAAGGACCATTAGGGAATCGCTTCTCATCTTTGAAGCAATCTGGTCCCATCGCTACGACAAAAAATACTGTTGCCAGTACTTCTTCATGCCGACGGGTTTCGTCCGCCTTGAAGATGCCACTTTCGTACTTCTCTTCTGCTTCCGGTATTGTTACCAGAATGTGGTAACCAGACGGTTGCGGAAGTTGCGTTGCTCTTTCTTCTGCTGTTTGTGGCAGTGTGGATACTTCACCGCTTTCTGTAGCGATGGCGATATCAGTCATCAGATTGCTCCATAAGTTTTGTGAGGTCTAAAATAAAGCCCTCTGCGATGGATAGTCCTCTAATCTCCCCGCAAAGCTTTTGGTACTCAGCAAAATCTCGGCAGGAGTTTGTGGCAACTGCTTCAATTAATTGCTGACGTTTTTCTTTCAATTGCTCAAGAACAAGCTCAAGCGTTTTGTCCATTATTCACCTCTTGTCGGCGGTTTTATTTAGTTGTATTGACGCGATCTTTAGCCATTTGTGAGCCAACTTTGACGCCTTCCAACTCCATCTTCCCTTGAAACTCCATTCTGTCTTTGGCAGACTTTGCTCCAATCTGCATGCCAGCAATTTCTTTCTGTGATTCAATGCGAGACCTTTCAATCTCCAACTGATCTGCTTTTGTCGCAGCATCAATTTGAAGTTTGTTTTTCTTAATCTCAACTTCTTGCTTCTTAAGATCAAGCTCTTGCATCTGCATTTGCACAATCGGATCTTGTTGGGCTTGCTGAGCTTGTTGTTGCTGCGCCTCTGCCTGATCTTTCTGTAAGAGTTTGCCGGCAGCAGCAGACATCATGCGAGAAATTTCAACTTCAATCTCCTCTGACATTTCTTCATCCATCTTAGGCAACGGCACACCAAGCTGCGTTTCAATTTGTTTGCGGTATTCAAACGCAACGTGTTCTGCAATGTGAGCTTGCATAGCAGAAACCATGACACTTGACTGTGGGTTTTGACCAATGATTTGTTGAATCTTTGGGTCTTGCGCCATAGACGTATGCACGCTTATATGTGCTTCGTGGTCTTGATAGATAAAAGCTTTTACTGGCTTCATATTCAAAATAGCCATGTTTTCGGACACTGGGTCTTTTGGTTTATGATCTTCCGCGTTGGGAATAAGTTTGCCAATATTTTTAATGCCGAGTACTTCTAACATCTGACGGTTCAATTCAACCTGATCATAGATCTGCGGGCTTTGTGCCGCCATCTGCATGACTGCTTGATACTGAACTACCTTCTGTGACATCGTTGCCGCGTTAGGATCGGACACAGGGATGATGTCCACCATGTCGTAATCCGAACTTTTGGCTTGCGGCGCGCCATCTACAGGCACATAGTCATAATCACTAGGTGCGTAGTCTTTGATAATCTCTTTGAGTAAGCGGAATTCTTCTTTCATAGCAAAGTGAATGCGCGCCTGTACTGCACTCATCACTTTTAGTTGCCGCTCAAGAATTGCCAACGTAGTCCCAACCGGGGCTTGCGCTGACATGTCACTAACTTTTAAATCTGCTGCGGAAGCAAAGCGTCTTCCCTCTTCCACAATCTGATTCATCAGTTGGAATAGGACTTGACTTGGCTCTTTATATGGCAGTGGCAGGATGTTGTCGCGTATGGTGCCAGACGCCACATCTACATCACGGAATTCACCCGGCGCAATCGGCGTATCGTCCCCTTTTGTTCGCATGCCCTTAGACTTAAGGCCGCCCGGAAGATTGCTAAGGGTGCCAGCATCAACAAGCTGGCGAATAATAGAAGTGCCAGACTTAGCAAATGCCCCAAGAAGATGAATGAGGCCAAAGTAATAGAAGCCAAAGCCCGGAATGTATCCATAGTGTACGAAGTGTTGACGCTTTAGTTTGGCAGGGTCATCTGGCTTCCAGTTACGACGGATTGCCAGAACTTTTTGCGAGCTCTTATCAATAGTTACGATATAAGGGATAGCGATTCCGGTTTCTTCACCGTCTTCATCTTTATCTTCGTAGCCCTCAAGGTCCAGATCAGTCTGAATCTCAAGAAACTTGTAACGATCATCAGATGTAGCGCGGAATCCCATTTTTTCCGCAATCTTTTTCTCCACATCGTCCAGTACATTCTCTGGTTCTGGTAGATCTACGTCACGATAAAACCCAGCAACGACCAGTTTCCTGTATTCGTTCTCTGTTTTACGCATAATGTGCGTAACACGCGGAGATGTAGCAAGATTACTTGCGCCATAGGGGACAACAACGTCCTCAGCCGGTACGAAAATCGCAGTTTCGCGGCCTAATGATGGGTCAAAGTAGACTTTCTTGAACGCATTACCAGCAAGACCCAAGCCCCACAGCATTCTTTCGTGCTCAGGACGGTATTCTGTGTTCTTTACTGTAAGACGATAGTTCATATCGTCCTTAACTCGCTGCGATGCCTCGCGAATCTTAGGAGTTTCCTTGCCAATGATCTGTGTTTTGACCGGACCCGACGCTGGGAAGGTTTCCATGATCGTCTCTGACTGAAATTTCACCAGAGTTTCTGCCATGATTGGGTGATAAACGCCGCATGCGCCCTCCCATGGCTCTGATCTTTCTTCAATCTTCATGCCGAGAAGCTCTAAGCCATCGACATAAGTTTGTAGCCAGTCTTTTCTAGAGCTATTGTCGTCCTCGTAGGCGTCAATCAACTCACTGGCAAGTTCTTCTAGCGTATCCTCGCTAACATACTCAGCCAGATTTGCCGCAAAGTCGTCCTCGGATTCTTCATCCGGCTCAATTTGAATCTCCATATCCCCCATGCCAATAGTTACTGACTCAGGGTCTTCGATCTCAATCTCAATCTCTTGGTCGTCGTCTTCGAGGTCCATTGCGCCCAGCCCTAGCGGGGCTTGGTTCAGTGCTTTATCTATTGCCATGTTCAAATTCCTTGAATGTTATAACTGACGGGGCTGTTACCTGCGTCATATGGCTCACGTTTAAATCTTCGCGAGTTATACCAAAAGGATTTATCCTAATCCATCTCTCAACATCTTCTGGCGTTGTTTCGTACGGTGTTCTGTCCGCTTCTTTTACTTGCTTCAGCAGCTTGCGATTGGCTTTCTTAATCTTCCACCAGAACTTGATAGTTTCAATGATAGTCATACCCACCTCTAGTAATAAGATTTCTTACGACGAAAGCCAATTTCATCTTCTTTTTCGTCCGAATCCAAACGCAAAAACCCGCCCTGCCTAAATCTCATTAATGCTTGTACGCTGGAGTCAACCAAGTCATCATGCTCAGCATTCGGGAATCTTGCTAATTCCTCAATGACTTCGTCCGCCCAGCGTGTCTCAGGTGCCCACACTTTACCTGAACTGAACAAATCTGTAACCGAATTCAGACGCACAAACTTGTCGTTACCACGGCTAGGCGTGTAGTCCTGTACGTACACACCCATCCTGCGAAGCTCCTGTATCAACGGCGCACCCGCCGCCTTCGCCTCAATAACGCAAGCGTCCGGCTCCCACTCGTCATACATTTCCTTGGCTCTGGCCTTCAGTGCCGGGAATTCCATCTTCTCCTTAAAGGCATCCAGCAGAATAATATTCACATCCTGCTCATCCTCGTCTCTATAGAATACGCCCCAAGTTGTACAAGCAGAATAGTCAGCCCGCTGGCTTTTGGTAAACGCCGTATCCCAAGACTGGATGATGTACTCACACCGTGGTGGCCGATCTGGCTCCCATCGTTTCCACCAGTCCCGCTTTACTATCGCACCTTCTTCACCCGTAGGCTTCTGCTGATACTGGGCGTTCCACTTAAACGGTGGCAGTTCCTGCTTCAACGCCAGTAGTTCTTCCAGACTCCAGAACTCCGGCCAGAGCGGATTTCCCGACGGCATGATTGCCGGTAACTCTATAAGCTCCCAATCTG